CGCGTTCGCCAACGGATTTTTCAACGTGCTGAACGGCGAGTTCGACAATCTCGGCGAGGAGTTCAGCAACCTGCTCAAGCGCATGGCCGCCGAGCTGGCCGCCTCGCAGGTGCTGAACCTGCTGTTCGGTTCCAGCTACACCACCACCGGCGAGCTCGGCGGCCTGTTCGGCAGCCTGCTCCACACCGGCGGCACGGTCGGCGACTCGGCGCCGCGCCGCGCGGTGTCGCCGCTGGCGTTCGTCGGCGCACCGCGCCTGCATTCCGGCGGCATCGCCGGGTTGTCCACCGACGAGGTGCCGGCGATTCTGCGGCGCGGCGAGGTGGTGATGACGCCCGATCAGTTCGCGAATCGCAGCCAGCCGGTGTCGGTGCAGATCGAGAACCGCGGCTCGCCGATCGCCGCGCAATCGGCGGACGTGCGCTTCGACGGCGAGGCAATGGTGGTCAAGATCATCACCGAGGACGCGCAGCGCGGCGGGACAATCATCAACACCCTGCGCCGTTCACTGAACCGCTAAGGAAACCATGGCCACCTTCCCGACCTACGCCAAACTGCTGCACAGCCCGTACCGCGTGACGCGCGATCCGGCGGTGTTGCGCACCGACATGGAATCCGGCCCGCCCAAGCAGGCCATGCTGCGCTCGCGGGTGATGGTCACGCGCGAGGTGCGCTACGCCTTCGGGTCGATCGCCGATTATAAGAACTTCATTATCTGGTTTAACACCGCCATCGCCCGCGGCGCCGCCTGGTTCGACTGGCCCGACCCGATCGACGACAGCGTGAAACAGGCGCGCATTGTCGGCGGCAATATCGAGGAGGAGCAGCCGAACAAAACGCTGGACGTGTGGGTGCTCAAATTTAGCATCGAGACCTGGGATGCCTAAGTCCTACACCGCCGCCTATCAGGGCGTGATCAACAGCACCGGCGCCAGCGAAGCGCCGCTGCTGCTTTTGGAAATCACCCACCCGGACCTGCCGGCGCCGATCCGCGTGGTCAACGACAATCAGGACCTGACCCACAACGGCGACCTGTTCACGGCGCTGGCGTTCGAGGCCACCCTGCCGGATGAACCCGAGGAAGGCATGCCGCGCGCGCAGTTGTCGGTCGATAACGTCGGTAAGGAAATGGTCGGCTGGCTCGAAGCCTCCGGCGGCGGACAGGGCGCGCAGGTGCGCATGATGCAGGTGCTGCGTTCCGCGCCCGATGTGGTCGAGTGGGAGGTGACGCTCGACCTCAACAACATCAGCATCGACATGCTGCGCGTGCGCGGCACCCTGACCTTCGAGGACCTGCTCAACCGCCCGGCGGTGGCGCTCACCTACCGGCCGGACGTGGCCCCGGGTCTGTACTGATGAACGCGGTCGCTCCCGACATCCATGTCTCCCGCGACACTCGTGCGTCCTGCACAGCGCACTGGTCGGAACCCTATGTCGGCCTGCCGTATCACGAGGCCGACTGTGCGGCGCTGGCCGAGCGTGTGCAGCGCCAGGTGTTTCGGCGCGACCTGTCGCTACCGGGCGACCGTGCCTGTGGCCTGCGCGGCCTGAGCGCGCAGATCGCCTCGCTCAAGGCCGACTACGCCGTGCCGGTGGCGACACCGCGCGACGGCGACGCGGTGCTGATGGTGGCGCGTGGCCGGTTGCAGCACATCGGCGTGTATTGCGACATCGGCGGCGTGCCGTATGTGCTGCACGCGGTGCGCAACGCCGGGCAAACCTGCCTGCACCGCATCGCCGACCTTGGCCGCTTCGGCCTGGCGATCGAGGGATATTACCGATGGACCTGACCGCGCCGCGCCTGGTGTATTCACCGCATCCGTTGCTGGCGGCCGCCGGCCGGCGGCTGGTGTGCGAGCCGTTTGCCGCCGGCGAAACCCTGGCCGGCTACCTGCAACGTGCCGGCGTGGATCTCGCCCGGCCGCTGGCCGTGTCGCTGAACGACCGACCGCTGGCCCGCGCCGAGCTTGACATCCTATGCCCGCGCCCCGGCGATCTGATCACCGCGCGCGCCACGGTGCAGGGTGGCGACAGCGGCAACAGCAACGTGGCCGCCACCATTCTCACCATCGCGGTGCTGATCTTCGCGCCCGAGTTCGGCGCTTATATCGGCGGGCTGGATATCGGCATCGGTGCCAGCACAGCGCAGGCGCTGTTCACGATCGGCGGGGTGCTGCTCATCAACCACCTGCTGCCGCCGCCCACGCCGCGTATTCCCGGCGTGAGCGACAAGGAGGACAGCCCGACCTATTCGCTCACCGGGGCCGGCAACCGCGCGCGCCTGTATGAACCGTTGCCGCTGGTGCTCGGCACGCACAAAATATTTCCGGACTACGGGGCGCGCGTGTACACCGAGTTCGTCGGCGAGGATCAGTACCTGTATCAGGTGTTCAACTTCGGCCTGTCCGATCTGACCCTGTCGGATTTTAAGATCGGCGACACGCCGATCGCCAGTTTCGACGGCGTGGACATCGAGGAGAGCGGGCCGGACGGTGCCTTGACGCTGTTCCCGGGCAACGTCGACAGCCTTGCCGGCGGCACGCTGGATTTCGACACCGGCTGGATACAGCGCACCAGCAGCGCCGGCAGCACGCGCCTGAGCGTGGAAATTTCCGGCCTGCTGTTCGGCGTGTACGACGGCGTGATCGCCGGCAACGAGGCATGGATCGAGATCGAGTACCGCGAGGTCGGTGCCGGCACCTGGTTGCCGTTCGCCACCCCGTACACGCTACCCAGTTGGCAGCCGGAAACATTCTACCCGGCCGGCAGCTATGTGGTGCCGACCGTGTACAAGAACCGCAAATACGACACCCATGCCGGCGGCACCTCGGGCGTGTCCGAGCCGAGCTGGCCCAGTCTGCCGGTGTCGGAGAATTTTCAAGACGGCAGCGTGTTCTGGCACGCGATATTTTATTATTTCGTCACCACGTCCGGCTTTCCGATCTGGAACACCACGCGCAAGCCGCTGCGCCTGACCTATTCGCGCAGCGTTCCGGTGGGCCAGTACGAGGTGCGCGTGCGCCGCCTGACGCCGGACGGCAACGACACCTACGACATCAGCCAGCTGGTCTGGACGCAGTTGCGCAGTTACCAGCCGGACGGCGCCGACTACACCGGCCAGAAGCGCGTGGCGCTGCGCATCCGCGCCAGCGGCCAGCTGCAGGGCCAGGTGGATGCGTTCAACGCGATCGGCTCGGCCGCCTGCCTGGTGTGGACCGGCTCTACCTGGGTGCTGCAGGCCACCAGCAATCCGGCGTGGAAATTTTTGTGGTTTGCGCGCGGCAAGACCATCGGCGGGCGCGCAGTGTTCGGTGCGCAGCTGGCGGACGCGCGCATCGACATCGAGGGCCTCAAGTTGTGGGGCGCGTACTGCGACGCCAACAGCCTGACGTTCAATGGCATCATCGACACCCAGCAGAGCTGCAACGAAACGCTGCTATCCATCGCGCGCTGCGGGCGTGCGCGCCCCAGTTGGGCGAGCGGCAAGCTGGGCGCGGTGTGGGATGCCGCCGGCCAGCCGTCCGTGGCGGTGTTCGGTATGAGCAATATCCGCCGCAACAGCTTCGCCGTGCAGTACATCACCGGACGCCTGGCGGACGAGATTGTGCTGCAGTTCATCAACCCGGACATCGGCTGGCTGCCGGATACCTTGCGCGCCACGGTGCCGGGCGTCACCACCCCGGCGCGCGAGGCGGCGGTTTCGCTGTTCGGCTGCACCAACCTGGCCATGGCCGCCAAGGCCGCCAACCTGCTGGCGGCCGCGCAGGCTTATCGGCGACGCGTGGTTTCCTGGGAAACCGACCTCGAGGGGCTGGTGGCCAACGCCGGCGACGTGGTCACGTTGTCGCACGATCTGACCCAGTGGGATCATTCCGGGCGGCTGGTATCCGGCAGCACCACGGCGCTGCTGCTCGATCGCGCGGTGCCGTTCACCCCGGCCACCAGCCACTACCTCGGCGTGCGCTTTCCGGATGGCAGCTATGATGTCTACGATGTGGTGTATCAGGCCGGCGAGTCGGCCGCCATCACCCTGTCCACGCCGCTGCCGAGCGCGCCGGACGCCGACGCCAACCATCCGCCGCTCGACTATCTGTGGTTCTTCGCGCCGCAACCGACGCCCGGCAAAAAGGTAAAAATCACCAGCATCAAGCCGATCTCCGACAACGCCGTGCGCATTACCGCCACCGATGAGGATCCGGATTACTACGCCGCCGAAAACAACAGCTACACCTATGTCGCGCCGCCGGCCAGCGCCGGCGTGACGCCGGATATCTCGAACCTGACCGTGAGCGACACGCTGATCCGGGTCGGTTCCGGTTTTGCCACGCGCATCGCACTGGCGTGGGACGTAACCGGCACCAGCGGCGGTGCCCGCATTCGCGCCGCTTACGAGGACCCGCTGCGTTCCGGGTTCGGTCCGTTCGAGGACCTCGGCACCACCGACCGGCGCGCCTTTGATTTTCAGGGGCCGGTATCCGGGCGCGTGCAGATCGAGGTGTCGGTGTTCAATTATTTCGGCCGCGTGGGCGCCGGCGGCATCGCCATCACCACCTACACCATTCTCGGCAAGGATCTGCCGCCGGCGGACGTGGCGTCGCTCAACATCGCGCAGAACGGCAACACCATCACCGCCGACTGGGACGAGGTGCCGGACGTGGACGTGGTGATCTACGACTTGCGCTATGGCGCCCCCGGCGCGGTGTTCGATGCCATGCAGCCGCTCACCACCGCCGAGGCCGGCACCAGCTTCACCACCACCAAGCTGCCGCCCGGCACCTGGCGCGTCGGCATCAAGGCGCAGGATAGCAGCGGCAACCAGTCGGTGAACGCAGCCTACGACGACATCACCGTGGACAACACGCAGGACGTGATCGTGGCGGTGCCGCAGGCGCCGGATTGGCTGTCCTATGCCTTAAAGTTTCCGGAAGTGGGCGGCCATTATGTTTCGGTCGCGGCGCCGCCCGTGGGCCTGAGCGCCACAGAAATCACGATCGAATGGCGCGGCGTGGTCAACGAGCTGCACAACTACAACAATTTCATCGAGTGCAACTGGACAACCGGGTGGATCCTGTTTGCCACCGCCCTCGGTGGCCTGGCTGGTGGCGTGGATACCCACCAGCCGAACTCGGCCGCCGGACTGCTGAAAGTCGGCCTGCAATTCATCGGCCATATGACCTACGACGGCGCCACCGTGCGCATTTACCACAACGGCATCGAGGTCGCGTCGGAGGCCATCGCCAGTCTCGCGGTGGATACCGCGAACACCATACAACTCGGCGGCGGTGCCGGCATGACGGTGAGCGAAGCGCGCATCTATAACCGCGCCCTGACCGCCGCCGAAGTGTTGCAGCGCGCCCGGTTCGCGGATATCCGCACTGGTCTGGTGCTGCAGCATGCATTCAATGCCGGCACTGGCACGACCATCGCCGACTTGAGCGGCAATGGCAACACCGGCACCTTTGTCGGGTCGCCCGAATGGGTGGCCGATACCCAGTCGCGCGGCTTTGTCCGCCACCACACCGGCGTCCTGATCCCCGACAGTACCAAGCTCGCCAGCGCCCACAGCAAGGCCGAACTGTTCGAGCAGTTCGTGCCCTTTCCGCACTCGGTATCGGTGTACGAGGCGCCGGAGATCGATATCGGCTTCGACGACGACGCGCGCGTGTGGGCCGAGAGCGGCGCCGCGCTCGGTCGCGGCCAGGCCGGCGAGATGGATTTCCACACCGAGCTTGACTACCGCATGGATGCCGATAGCTACGACGGTTTCGAGCCGTGGGCCATCGGCCAGCGAAACGCCCGTTACTTCAAGCACCGGCTGGTGATGAACAACACCGCCGGCCAGGTCGGGTTTCTGCAAACCTTCACCCCGGTGGTGGATCAGCTGGAGTTCGAGCAATCCGGAACCGGCGTGATGGAAGCCAGCGGCACCACCATCGTGTTCGAGTTTCCCTACCACAATGCGCCGTACATCGAAGTGGACGCCGCCGGCGGCAGCGCGCTGATTCCGGCGCACGACCTGGAATCCACCACCGGCTTCCGCGCGTTTCTCTACACCCTGGCCGGCGCGGTGGCGACCGGCGAAACCTTCAACTGGAAAGCCCGAGGAGTCTGA